ACACAGTTGATATTTAACTATTATTTTATAGTAGATAAGACTATTATAACACGCTTTCTGGAGATGTCAAGGGTTTTTTTTCAAAAGTAATAAAAAAAAATTAGTTGACATTCTATATAATATAGTATACTATTAAAATAAATCAACAATAGGAGGTTGCCATGGCCCGACGCGCTAAACGTAACTATGTAAACAATCGAGATTTCCTCGATGCTCTAATTCAATACAAAAAAGATTGTGCTGAGGCTGAAGAAGCTGGTGACGAGTTACCACGAGTTCCAGACTATATCGGTACATGCATTTATCAAATTGCCACGCGGTTGGCAACCAAACCAAACTTCAGTGGATATACTTATAAGGAAGATATGATTTCAGATGGTATTGAAAATTGTCTTTTATATATCAGAAATTTTAATCCTGAAAAATCTCAAAATCCATTTGCTTATTTTACTCAAATTATTTGGTACGCATTTCTTCGTCGTATTCATAAAGAAAAAAGACAGATGTACATCAGATTTAAATCTTCACAAAGCATGTTAGCTACCGGTGGTACATACACAGGCGAAGATGTGAATCTATATTTAAACACATCTGCAGACTATATGAATAGTTTTGTACAGGATTACGAAGACAAGTTGGCGCGAGATAAAGAGAAAAAGAAATAATGAAAATAGCTATTATTACTGATATGCATCTCGGTGTACGAGGTGACTCAAAGATATTTTTGGATCATCAAGAAAAGTTCTTTAGAGAAGTATTTTTTAAACATATTGATGATAACAATATTAAAACAATTCTCGACTTAGGCGATACTTTTGATAGACGAAAGTTTATTAATTATGTTTCATTAAAACGAGCCAAAGAGTTTTTCTTTGACCAAATTCAAGCTCGTGGTATTGAGTATCATGCAGTCGTTGGTAATCACTCAGTTTATTACACAAACACAAATGAAGTCAATTCAATGGATTTGTTACTTAATGAATATGATAATTTCCATATTTACGAGCACGAACCAAAAGAGTTGACATTTGGATCAACTAATGTTATGATGGTTCCATGGATTACTAAAGATAATAGTGAAAAATGCTTTAATGCTATTTCAGCATCAAATGCACATATTCTAATGGGACACTTTGAAATTATGGGATTTGAGATGATTAAAGGTCAGCTCTGTAAACATGGTACAAAGAAAGAACTCTTTGAGTCTTTTGAGCAAGTTTATTCTGGCCATTTCCATCACCCATCACAAAATGGTAACATTAATTATCTTGGTGCTCCATATGAAATGACTTGGTCTGATTATCAAGGTCGGCGAGGTTTCCATGTACTTGATACAGAAACCCGTAACCTTGAGCGAGTACTAAACCCATTTCAAATCTTTCATAAGATTGAATACGACGATGCTGATATGACTATTGAGGATATTGCGCATTTGGATACAACAAATATTCAAGACGCATATATTAAAGTCATTGTTAAAAATAGATCTAATCCATATATACATGATTTGTTTATGAATAAATTAGCCGACTCTGGCGCGGCTGATGTTAAATCTATAGAAGACGCACTAAATATTGAATCCACGGGTGTAGATGAAATACTAGATGAAACACAGGATACTAAAGATATTCTTCATGCTTATATTGATTCTATGGAAACTAAAGTTGATAAATCTAATATTAAAGATTTAATTGACGAATTATATATTGAGGCTCAAAGTATTGCATGAAGATATTATTTAAAGAAATACGATACAAAAACATTTTGTCTACCGGTAATACTTTTACCGTCGTTCAGTTAAACGATACCGCAAACACTTTGGTAAGTGGCACAAATGGTGCAGGCAAATCAACACTGCTTGACGCCATTGTTTTTGCTCTGTATGGCAAGCCATTTAGAAAGGTTAATAAAAATCAACTAGTGAATTCAATTAATCAAAAAGAGTTACTAGTTGAAATAGTTTTTCATATTGGACCTAATAATTATCTCGTTCGTCGTGGTATTAAACCAAACATACTTGAAATCTGGCGTAATGGTGAAATGATTAACATCGATGCCGCTTCCAAGGATTACCAATCATATTTGGAATCAAACATTCTTAAATTGAATTACAGATCCTTTACTCAAATCGTTGTATTAGGAAGCGCTACATATGTTCCATTCATGGAGCTAGCCGCTTGGCAACGACGCGAAGTGATTGAGGATCTTCTTGACATTCAAGTGTTTAGTACTATGAACAACTTATTAAAAGACAGAGTTAGTACAAATAAAGAAAGCATTTCAGAAAATGCATATCAAAAAGATTTAATTGAGAATAAAATCCAAAGCGCTGAAGAGCATAATAATTCTATTCGTAAGATTAAAGAAAAAGAAGTTGATAAAATTCGTTCTAAAATGAATGAACATATTACAAAAATTGAAGAGGAAAAAATTCTTATTGAGTCTATTGAAACCACTGTTGAATCCAAATATGAAACAATTACTGATAAGGCTTCAATTAAAGATAAACTCGATAAAGCAAAAACATTAAAGCAAGAATTAGCTCTTAAACTTCGTGGCCATCACGACGAGCTTTCGTTTTATAATAATCATGATAATTGTCCGACATGCAAACAGGGTATAGAGCATGATTTTAAGGATACTATTATTACCGACAAGGGTAAAAAGATTACAGAACTTGACGGCGGTATTGAAAAATTATTGGAAAAGGTAAAAAATTATGAAACGCGAATTGATGAAATATCAGCAGTTGAAGATGAGATTAGAGAGCACAGCCTTACAATTGGAGACCATAGAGCTCAAATTAAAGTTTCAAAGGGAGCGCTTGTCGGATTTAAAAATGAGCTTACAACTGCTGAAAAAGATGTTGAAGCTGTCGACACGTCAAAGCTAGAAGAATTTAAATCTCAATTAAATACTATTGAAAATGAGCAAACACAACTCTTTAATAGAAAAGAAGTCCTTACTGTAGTATCCACGATGCTTAAGGACGGTGGTATTAAATCTAAAATCATTCGTCAATACATTCCTATTATGAATAAACTTATCAATAAGTACCTATCTGCTTTTGATTTGTTTGTTGATTTCCAGCTTGACGATAACTTTAATGAAGTAATTAAATCTCGTTTCCGTGATACATTTTCATATGCTTCATTTTCAGAAGGCGAAAAACTTAGAATTACTCTTTCCATTATGCTATCCTGGCGGATGGTAGCCAAGCTTCGCAATTCAGTATCAACTAATTTGCTCGTACTTGACGAAACACTTGACGGCGCAATGGATGGCGTTGGTGTTGAAAATCTAATTGAAACGTTACAAAATCTAAATGCTGACGATAATATTTTTGTTATCAGTCACAGAGGAGACCAATTTGGAGACAAGTTTGCTTCTCATCTTAAGTTTGCAAAGGTTAAAAACTTTAGTGAAATTGCTGCATAGGAGACAAAGAATGCAACATTCAATAGAAAATCTTATCACAAGAATAAATGCTATGAAAGACAAAGCAATTATGGTTCACCGTCTTCGTAATGAGTTTTCTGAACAAGCAGAAAAAACTTACGATAAGCAGACCTGTAACGAGCTTATCGCTGATATCCAAGCTCTAGCTCTCGGTATCGCACATGATAAAGAGGGTGACGACATTATTACTGAAATGGATTCGTGGAAAGAAAAAGGTTGACATTCCTTCTAACCTGTGTTACTATTAACTATATTATGATAAAGGATAAACATGTCTAACTTTTACACATCTGTCGAGCGATTTGGCAATACAATTCTCTGGCGTGGCTATGAGAATGGTCGGCGGTTTGAGCGCAAGGTCAAGTACCAACCAACCATGTTCTGTCGAACAGACGACGAAAACGCTAAGTATCATTCACTTACCACCGGCAATCGTCTAGCTCCAGTTAAAATGGACTCAATGAAACACGCCAAAGAGTGGATTGAGCAATACAAAGATGTTCGCGGATTTGAAATTGCCGGTACAACAAACCATGTTGCTTCGTTTATCCAAAAACAATATCCAAATCAAATTAACTTTGATGTAAGCAAAATCAATATCGTGTCGTTTGACATCGAGGTGGACATTGCTGATGGTTATCCTGACGTAAATACAGCAGATAAGTCTATTACTTCTATCGCTTATAAGTCTTCTAAATCTGAAGAGTATCATTTGCTCGGCTTAAAAGATTACGATAAATCCCAAACGTTGCTCGACCTTGATCCAGACCTCATTCAGTTTATGAAATTTGATAGCGAAGAGGCTTTGCTTCGTCGCTTTAAACAAATTTGGATGAACAACTTTCCTGATATTGTTACGGGTTGGAACGTTGAATACTTCGACATTCAATATATTATTACTCGTATGATCAGATTGTTTGGTGAGGAATGGGCTAGGGATCTATCTCCTTGGCGTAACCTTCGTCCATCTGGCCGTGAGTTTTTTGGTAAAATGCAAAACACATATCAAATTGGTGGTATATCTGTTGTTGACTATATGGATTGTTTCAAAAAGTTTGGATACAAATATGGTCCTCAAGAGTCTTGGAAACTTGACCATATCGCCCACGTAGTTCTCGGTGAAAAGAAACTAGATTATTCTGAGTATGGTACACTCAATGATTTGTATCAACAAAACCCACAGTTATATTTGGATTATAATCTTAAAGATACATGGCTTATCCAAAAGTTTGAAGATGAAACTGGTTTGTTATCTCTTGTTATGACGGTTGCTTATGGCGGTGGCGTAAACTTTAACGACGCGTTTGGTACTGTGGGTATTTGGGAAACAACATTATATCGTCGCCTGATGAATGATGGTCGTGTTCCTCCAATTAAAGGTGGTCCAGGTGAAAGAGCTGGTGAGCTTGTTGGTGGTTATGTTAAAGACCCAAAAGTTGGTATGCATCCTTGGATTGTATCATTTGACTTGAACTCTCTGTATCCACACCTCATGCTACAATATAATATGTCACCTGAAACTTACCTGCCAGAAGAACGTGAATATGTATCTCAAGAAATGGTATTGGATGGTCGGTTCCAATCAGAGCGAACTGATATGTCTGTATGTGCTAACGGTGCATGTTTTACTAATAAAACAAAAGGTATTATTCCAGAAATTATTGATGAATACTATGGTAATCGTTCTGTAATCAAAAAGAAAATGCTTAGTGTTGAACAAGCATTGGAAAACGCGACTGATCCACGAGAAAAAGATAACCTCAAACGTGAGGCAAATAACCTTCACAACCAACAAATGGCTATTAAAATTGCTATGAATTCGTTGTATGGTGCAACAGCTAATATCTACTTCTTGTACTATATTAACGATATGGCTGAAGCGATTACTACATCTGGCCAGCTATCTATTCGGTATGCTCAAAAATCTGTTAATGAATACCTTAATAAAGTACTTAAAACAGACGATAAAGATTATATCATCTATATTGATACCGATTCAATTTATGTTGACTTTGGTCCTCTTATTAAAGTTGCTTTTGGTACAACAGATATAACTCGTAAACAAGGCGAAGAATTCCTTGATAAAGTTTGCTCAACTAAAATCGAGCAAGTACTTGAAAATGGCTACATCGACCTGGCAAAACGTATGGGTGCATATCGTCAAGCGATGGTAATGAAACGGGAAAAGATTACAGATAAATCAGTGTTTATTGCTAAGAAGCGATACATCATGAATACCCTCAACTCAGAAGGTGTTCACTATGAAAATCCTAAAATCTCAGTAACTGGCCTTGAGTCAGTTCGTTCATCTACACCAGAAGTATGCCGTGAAAAACTTAAGAAAGCTTTTTCTGTTATTATGAATGATGGCGAAGAAGCAACACAAAA